TTCATCATGCCCGAATACGATACGGAAGCTGTAAAGAGAAAAACCATGGAAGCACCCCGTTGGATACATTTCGGGGCAGGAAATATCTTCCGCGGCTACATAGCCTGTTTACAGGACGAACTGATAAAGACAGGTGAGGCTGACAGCGGTATCATCGCAGTGGACAGCTTTGACACAGAGACGATAGAGAAGATATACGACCCCTTTGATGACCTTGTACTGCTGGTTGGTCTGCGGGCGCAGGGCGAAAGATATCTGCGGGTGATAGGCAGTATAGGCGGCGCACTCTGCGCTAAGGGCGAGGGTTTTGCACAGCTGAAAAAGTATGCAGAGAGCGACTCTTTGCAGATGATATCATTCACCATCACCGAAAAGGGCTATGCTGTAAAGGACATGAACGGCGAGGTCTTTCCATTTGTAAAAGATGATATCGAGTCGGGTCCCGAGGGCGAACTAAACTCCGCTATGGCGATAATCGCATCACTGCTTTATGCGAGGTTCAAAGCTGGTGAAAAGCCCATAGCACTGGTCAGCATGGATAATTGCAGCCGAAACGGCGACAAACTTCGTGATGGTGTTATGTTCACCGCCAAGGCATGGGCTGAAAACAGTCTGGCGAGCGATGACTTTATCGCTTATCTGGAAAGCGGCAAGGTAAGCTTCCCATGGTCGATGATAGACAAGATAACTCCCCGCCCCGACAGCGGCATATGTGATGAACTCACCGCCATAGGCATTGAGAATATGCAGCCTGTACACACTTCCCGCGGAACTTTCATTGCGCCTTTCGTGAATGCTGAGATGCCCCAGTATCTGGTGATAGAGGACGATTTCCCCAACGGCAGACCGCCCCTTGAAAAAGCAGGGGTATACCTCACCGACCGCGTGACTGTTGACCGTGCCGAGAAGATGAAGGTCATGACCTGCCTGAACCCTCTGCACACAGCACTGGCTGTTTTCGGCTGTCTGCTGGGTCACAAAAAGATCGCCGAGGAAATGGCAGACGATGACCTCAAAAAACTGGTGTACGATCTGGGCTATAATGAGGGCTTGCCTGTTGTGGTAGACCCCGTTATTATCCGCCCCGAGGATTTTCTCAAAGAGGTTCTTGAAGAAAGACTGCCCAACGGCAATCTGCCCGATACTCCACAGAGGATAGCCACCGATACCAGCCAGAAGCTGGCTATACGCTTCGGCGAGACTATCAAAGCATATGCCGAAAAAGGAACTTCGGGCGAACTGACGCTGATACCCCTTGTCATAGCGGCATGGCTGAGATACCTCACGGGTATAGACGACAACGGCGAAACTATGGAACTGAGTGCCGACCCCATGCTTGAAGAGATGCAGAAGACTGTCCGCCCGGAATGGTACGGAAATTCTTGCGATGCGGATAAAGTACGTGCCGTGCTGACTAACAGCGCTCTCTTCGGAACTGACCTTGTCAAAGCAGGGCTTGCCGACAAGATAATAACCTATCTCGACAAGATGCTGACAGGCAAGGGCGCAGTGCGCAGAACCCTGCATGAGATATTAGAATAAAAAATAAGGTGTGTCCGAGCGGGCACACCTTTATCTTTTATACAAAAACGCCTGTCTGCGCGATCATACACAAACGGGCGTTTATTATGGAAATGCGCCCGACAGGAGTCGAACCTATCGGAAACGCCGTTTAAGTGCCTGTTTTAGGCGCTTTTTTATTTTTCGTGTCATATTTTGTGGCATATATGTCACAAAAATATCTGTCGATTTTGTCATCAACGCTGATACGCTCATCGTCAAAAGTCTGCTGATATACCTGCTTTAGGGTGGCGGTATTTGACCAGCCACCACGTTGCATAGCATACAAATCGGGGATGCCCAGCGCAGCCATGACAGATGCGTTGATATGTCTGAGGTCGTGGAAAGATATGTGATAGCCTTTGGCGGACATGGCTTTGGTAAACCTACCATATATCTGGTCCCGATTAAATGGTATGAGTGGTTCGTTTGGTTTGCGATCTGATGCTCGTACAAGTGCCATGATTGGTGCAGCTAGTGTCAGCTGGCGGTTGGAGGTATACGTCTTAGCACGCTCCTTATACACAACTTCACGTCCAACAAGCACCATAACTTGGTTTATTGTAAGTACATTATCCTCGATATCACACTTGCGAACACCAAGTATCTCGGAGAGCCTGAGTCCGCCCCATACGGCAAGCAGTACCGCAAGCTCTATCTCCGAGCCTATGAATGTACTCAGCACAACATCAGCGGTGGGCAGACGCTTGAACTTTCGGGTTTTCTTTGGAAGTTGTATTTTGGAGAGCCTGATATCGACATCGTGATAGTTTATCACCGCCGTGAAGAAGCCGTACATATTATGAACGGTTTTTGGAGACTTGGAAACCGTCAGCCCATTAACCCAATCCTGGACGAGCTGAGGCTTGATCTCGGTAAGCTTGAGGGCGTTGAAACGCTCAGTACTGTTGGCAAGATATCCCTCATAGAGATGGATAGTGGTCGGGCTTAACGTTGCTCTGCGAGTTTCTATGTACGCCTGAGCAGCATCATAAAACGTCAGTACAGTACCTTCCTCGGCTTCAACTTCGGCGGATAGCAGATAGTCCTGCGCAGCTCGTTCAGCTTCGCGCTTAGTCGCACGAGTAAAGCTGTGATACTTGCCGTCGTGCTTATCGTATACTCGTACTCGGTACGCTCCTGATGGAAGTTTTTTTGCAGTAGCCATTTTTATCCTCCTTTGTTTATTGACACGCCGATAAAAATATGCTACAATATACTTGTCGAAGGTATGTTGCAGTAGCATACTTTTATCCTTCCGCTCTTCGGTATTGGCGTACCGGGGAGCGTTTTTTATAGAAAGTTTACATTTAATCATCGGGAAAACTTGACACACGTATTAATACGTGTTATAATATATACAAGAGGTGAGGCTAATGAGATATTCAGAGCTCAAAAAGCTTCTGACGAAAGAGGGCTGTTACTTACAGCGTGAGGGTAGAAATCACGAAATATGGTACAGTCCAAAAACCGGAAAGACTTTCCAAGTCGGACGGCACATATCCGAAGAAGTAAAAACAGGTACTCTGAACCGCATCTTAAAGGACGCAGGGCTGAAATAAGCCCTGTATCCTCATTCCATTAAATCACCTTAAAAGGAGTTATGCAATTAAGGAGAGATGACCATGTCGAAATACGTTTATCCTGCCATCTTCGAGAAAGAACCCGAAGGCGGATACTCTGTGTATTTCCCCGATATTGAGGGTTGTTATACACAAGGAGAAGATCTGGCAGAAGCTGTGGAAAATGCAGAAGATGCTTTGTGTCTGGCTTTGTACGATCTGGAAGAAAAGAACGCTGCTATAAAGGAACCTTCCGATATAAGCGCGCTGACCGTCAAGGACGGTGATTTTACTTCTCTGGTATCGTGTGACACTATCGAGTACAGAAGATACTTCGATAATAAAGCCGTGAAGAAAACTTTGACTATACCCAATTGGCTCAATGTTATGTCAGAACGTGCCAATATCAACTTTTCTGCAGTGCTCCAAAAAGCACTTATGCAGGAACTGAATATTGAGCGCTGAATACCCACCTCTTACACACCCCTGCTCTACGGAGCGGGGGTGTTCTTTTTATAGACTAATTCCACGACCTTGTTACCAGAACACCTTAAAACGCCCTCTCCATTCGTCCTAGAGCTTCTTCATTACCTCCTGCACCAGACCGACTATCCTTACATCTTCCAGATCTTTGCCTTCGATGACGCGGGGCGGGTATTCGGGATTTATGGAGATCAGTGTGAGCTTGTTCTTCTCACACTCAACACGCTTAACGACCGCCTCGTCACCTATCATGACCACAGCTATCCTGCCGTTGTCAACGCTGTCCTGTCTGCGGACGACTATGCGGTCACCCTCCTCAATTTTCGGGTACATGGACTGACCCTTGACGGTGATGCATATAGTGTCTGCTACGTCGCAGTCGTTTTCTATATAAAGGGGTATATACTCTATGATATCACTGCTGGCATACGCTCCGAAGCCAGCGGCTACGCTCCCGAACACGGGGATCATGTGGATTTTGTGGGTAGGAAGGATAACGGCGTTTGGTTCAATATCGTCTAACGTTTCAGTTTTTCCATCTTTGTATAAATCGTATCTTTCATGAAAAGTTCCCATTTCATCAGATTTCAATATTAGCCATTCGGGACTTACATTGAGTTGCTTTGCCATTGCATGAATAACAGGCAGTTTGATATTAGCGATTTTTCCTGTCTCATATCTTTGAATGGTTGATTTGTTGAGCCATAGAAGGTTCCCTAGTTCTTCTTGGGTCATACCTAGTTCTTCACGGCGAAATTTTATTCTTTTTCCTATCTCGATATTTTTCTCCATAAAGATCACCTGCTTTCTTTATATGTATTATAACATAAAAAATTGCAAAATGCAATACGGTTTTTCAAAAAAAATAAAAAAAGTTGCAAAATGCTATTGACAAAACGAAAACTGTGTGGTATATTAGGTACATAGAAAGTTGCATAACGCAACGAGAACTGAAAGGCAGGTGATAAAATTGGTCAACACTAACAAGATAAAAGGTAGAATGAAAGAGTTGGAGATTACACAGGCTGATGTCGCCAAATGTCTTGAAATAGCGCAGCCTACAGCTAATCAGAAGATCAACAACGTAAGACCATTTGATCTTGACGAAGCGGAAAAGTTAGCAGATTTACTGGGCATTGAGTCGGGTGAATTTGGCGTATATTTTTTTGCTCAGTAAGTTGCATTATGCAACCATCTGCTAACCACAGAGCACGGAGACTTGGAGAGGAGGGAGAGGGTGAAAAAAGACATAGAAAGTCTGGCATCTGCCGTAGCTACCTTTATTCTGTCAATATGTACACTTGCACTTACGGCAGTAACTATCATCATATTGGTTAAAGAACACTTTTAAAGGTGATTTATCCAATAACTGAAAAGAACACTAAACAATGTAATGCCAATAGTGAACCATCTTGCTCTACTAACAGCTTTATCGGCACGCTGACGCTCTGCATCAAGATCAGCGTTCAGCTGATCGACTTTCTTATATAGTTCAGCTATATGATTATTCATATCTTCGACATTGGTGCTGATACCTTTGACGTGCTCATTTGTTTCTTTGGTATGTTCACTGATTTCAGAAAGATACATTGCAGGACGTTGTTCGGCCTCGCTGATTTTTTTAGCAATCTGGTTCAATTTATTCAAATTATCCATTTAGACACTTCCTTTCTGCAAATATTATAGCAGACAGGGGTGCAGAAATCAAGGAGGTGTAAAGCTATGAGAAAACCAACACCTTTAATGCTTGCCCGAATCAGAAAAGGGCTGACACAGGCACAGCTTGGGAAGAAGCTGGGCGTTAAACAATCGACCATATCAAGTTGGGAGAGAAACATCAACAGCATGACCTTTGGGGACGTGCAGCGTGTCTGCAAGGTGCTGGGGATAACAGACATCAATGTTTTTAGAACGGAGGGATAAAAATGAGCGACGAAGGCAGAGCCGCGGTAGTCATAAGCCTTTGGACTATCTCATTCAACGCAGGTCTGCTCCTTGCGGCAAGCTGGAGCAAGCCCATCGGCTTCATGCTGGCGATCACGGCAACAATAATACTGATATCATATTTCAGGGCTGACGCTCGCATCGAAGCCGAACGCAGGCGCAGGAAGAAGTATCAGGCAGATGCCGAAAGACGTGTGAGGGAGGCGCTGAAGAATGAGCGACAGTAGAAAAGCATGGGGCTACGACAAGCTGATAGAACTGCTCGAACAGCACAAGCTCGAGGAAAGCATTGAAAAGACTATACGTATTATCAGGAAAGTAGCCGAGAAGGAGGAAGAAGATGGAAAAGATAACGATGAATGACTGGGAATATCACTGCCGAATGCTGGCAGATATAGCTAAGAGAAACGGTGCGGCTCTTATGCTGTACTACGACCCTCACCCAAACAAAAGCGTCGGCGGAATATGTAAGGCACTGATCGGAAGTGGTGCGGATGCTATGGTGATGCTTGCATCTATGACAAATGCCGCCTGCGAGGGTTGTGAAAGTATCATGACACCTGAACACCTGAGCGAGCAGATAACCGCGATGATAAGGAGCGTGCACAGCAATGAAAGCAAGGACACCCCCTGACACATACAGACAGATCAAGCGTGAGGTAGCCGCAGAGATGGAACGTCAGCACAAGCAGCTGTTTATTAAGACGGCAGAAGAGCTGATACCACAAGCTATGGCGGTGTTTCTGTGGACGATGGCAGTAAACTACGGCTGGAAAAAGAAACGTCTGCGTAAACTGGTGGATAATCTCAAAGAAACGGACTACCTGATGGACAACCCCTCACGACTTCACCACAGGTTCAGCCCACTGGATTGTGAACAGGAAATCAAAGAAAAATATGGCATCGACCTTCGGGCAGAACTGCCGATAAGGGTCGGTGAAAAAGGTAAACAGATATGCAAGGAAAATTAGAGGAGGATCACAATGACAAATGAACAGAAATTTCAGGTCGCTGCGATGTGCAATGAGGGCATGAGCATCGACGAGATCGTACTGGATACGAAGCTTGACCGTCAGGAAGTTGAAGACCTAGTCAAGGAGCGTAACGACAAGCGCAAGACTATCAGTGAAGCGACTAAGAGGGCAGTGGTCGAATGGTACCAGAGCGGGAATACCGAGAAACAGTGTGCTAAGAAGTTCGGCATATCTCCTGCGTCGGCACATCGTATCATCGCGGCTGCCAAAGAAAAAGAGCCCACCGCAGCGGCAACTGCGATAGACTCAGACGTAAAAACTTTACAAGTTAAGGATAGCACAGTTTCGGCAGAAAGTCAAGCGCTGGAAGGCGCACGCAAGAAACTGCTGGCGATATATGAGACGCTGACACCCGAAGAAACCAGAGCATGGGAGCTCGGTGAAGTTTATGCTGAGGTAGTTAGGGGGCTGGGAGAATGAAAGTTGGCGGATATTACATCAAAGGTGAGTGTGTTTGCATAGGACCGGATGGGAATGAAGCGCTTAAGGCAGAAATAATGTATATTACACCTGAAATCGCTAAGAAGATGCTTGCAAACAATCCCAACAACAGAAACATAAGGCAGGCGAGAGTAAAAGCCGTATCGGACAACATGAAAAATGGTTCGTGGAAAATCAATGGTGAAAGCATCGTGTTAAAGGCGAATGGTGAACTTGCTGATGGGCAACACCGTTTATCCGCGATTGTATCAAGCGGAATCCCCATTCTTGCTGTGGTCGTTACTGTTCCGAATGAAGAAGCAGAATACTATGATATAGGTTTGACGCGTTCTGTTAGCGATATAATCAAATTTGCGAAGAATGACAAACTCAAAGATTTTAACGATACTAGACTGATTGGTGCGATTTCGTTTTTGCTTAAGTACAAAAGCAGCTCAAGAAAAGATAGCAAGGCACTTTCTAAACCGCTGATTATCCAAGAAATGGAGCGCAACATAGACGTTCTGGAATGGTATATGGGAACGCCTCATGCTTCTTGTCGTGGAAAAGCAGGCATTGGGATGTCTCCTGTAATCGCGGCACTTATGATAGCATATAAGAGCGGATATCCCGTAGAAAAGTTGAATGAATTTTGTAAAGTTCTAGCCACAGGTATAAGCGAGACAAAGTATCATGTACCTATCATCAAACTCAGGGACTGGCTGATGGGTGGTTCAAAGGCGTTATCAGATGGCTCATCAAGGCAGAGCGAATCGTTCGGCAGAACAGTATATGCACTTAGAGCATTTGAAAAAAACAATGAAAAGGCTTTGTGCAAGGTAGCTACGTCCGATTATTATAAATGGGGGGTATAGAAATGGTAGTAACCAAAAGAAGTATCATGATACCTGTTGACGAGTTACAGCCCCACCCCGACAATCCCCGCAAAGATGTGGGCGATGTGACGGAGCTGGCAGAGAGCATAAAGAAAAACGGCATCTTCCAGAACCTGACTGTGCTGAGGAACTGTGACCCCGAAACGGGCAAGTCCACCGTCATCATCGGGCACCGCAGGCTTGCAGCGGCAAAGCTGGCGGGGCTGGAGAAAGTCCCCTGCATGGTGGTGGAGATGGACGAGAAAGAGCAGATAGCTACCATGCTGCTGGAGAATATGCAGAGATCTGACCTGACGATATACGAACAGGCACAGGGTTTCCAGATGATGCTGGACTTGGGCGAGACTAAGTCGGAGATAGCCGAAAAGACAGGCTTCTCCGAGACCACAGTACGCCACAGGCTGAAACTTCTGGAACTTGACCCCGAAGAGTTTCGCAAGGCTGAGGAAAGACAGCCCAAGCTGACGGACTACATCGAGCTGGAGAAGATCACCGACCCGGAGTTGAAAAGCAAGGCGCTGAAGACCATCGGTACATCAAACTTCCAGTGGACTATGGAGTCATGCAAGCGTCAGCAGCGTGAAAAGAGCCTCAGAGACGAATGGTTGTAGTACATCGACAAACTGTTCGTGAAGGTCGAATGGGATCCTGACCGCGAAGTAGTGAAAACAATCTATTTCACAAAGAAAATGACTGATGAAGACAAGGCTGAACTTGACAAGCTTCAGGACGAAGACCATGACAATGTGCTGGACTACTGGTACAAGGAAGGAAACACATACTGCTATATTCTCGGGAAGAAGCGGGACAAGCCTCTGCTCAAGTATGAAGACGAAAACCGCAGGCGGCTTGAACAGGTGCAGCGTGTCAAGGAAGTTGAGGAACAGGCAGAACGGCTGAGAGAAGCGTTTGTGAAGGCATACACTTCTAAGCGCAGAAACTATACTTATGCCCTGCGGATGATGCTCGATATGGAGCTGGAACTGGTGGATACTAACTGGAACAGAGTTTCCGAATTGCTCGACATAGACGTCCCCGACGATGACGATGACGATGAAGATCATATCATTCAGGAGTCGGGTGACTTTATAAGCCTGTGTGTAACTGACCCCGACAAAGTGATGCTGGCAGTTACATCATCACTGGTAGAAACAGGCTTCTATACCAGCGTCCACGCCTGGGACGGCAGCCACCAAAGAAATGAACACCTTGAAAAATGGTACAAGTGGCTCGGACTTATGGGCTACAGCATCAGCGACGAAGAAAAGGCGATGCTGGACGGTACACATGAATGCTTTAAGGAGGAAAAATAAATGGAAACCAACACAGATATAGTAACAATACCCAGGGAAGAGTACGACCTGCTTATTAAGGCAGAGATGAAATTACAGTCTCTCCGAGAAATACACATGAGAGAAGGATACATTTCCACATCGATTTTGAAGTATTTTCTCGGCATTCCTGAGGAGGAGAAAAAAGATGAAAGCAACGGGTAAAGTCCTCGACCTTCCGCAAGAAGAATACCGGGCAGACGAGGGCGTGAGCAGGTCTGAACTTCATGTGCTGGCACGGTCGCCCATGCACTACAAGTACGCACAGGAGCACCAGCGGGAAGATACTCCCGCACTGCTCTTCGGAAGCGCCCTGCATTGCTACGTGCTGGAGCCCGAACGCTTTACTGATGACTATATAGTAGTCGGCAAGATAGATCGCAGGACAACAGAGGGCAAGGCACAGGTCGCAGAAATAGAGGCATCGGGCAAGTTACCTGTCTCCGAAGAGGATTATGATGCCATAAAGGCTATGTCAGGCAGCATTAGGGCGAACCCCTATGCGGTAAGGCTTCTGAAAGGCGAGCACGAAGTATCATACTTCGCCACAGACCCCACAACAGGTATTCGCATCAAGTGCCGACCTGACTGTCGTGTAGATCTTGGCGGAGTCAGCGTGATAGTTGACCTCAAGACTACCAGGAGCGCAAACACAGAGAGTTTCTCCCGCGCTTGCCTGGACTACGGTTATGACTTACAGGCGGCTATGTACAAGCAGATAGTTGACGAGGTAGAGGGTAAGCCCCACAGGTTCGTATTTATAGCTGTGGAAAAAGACCCGCCCTATGCCTGCAACGTTCTGGAAGCGGACGAGCTGATGCTTCGCAAAGGTGCGGATGATCTTCGCGGGTATCTGATGACACTGGCAGAATGCCGCAGGACTGGCAATTGGTACGGATACAATGGAGAGAGCGGAAAGCCTAATATTATCGGACTTCCCGCGTGGTTGGCAAAGACATATGAAGGAGGATAAACATGGAAAACGAGATCATTGATATACAAGCAGTAGTTCCCACAGAACAGCAGGACACTACACAGCTGGCAGCACATACAGCGACAGACTTCGTGGACAGCTTCAGAGAGTGCTACAAGCTGGCGCAGACACTCTGTACAGCTGCTATTATACCTACAGCATACCACAACAAACCCGCAGATGTGGCTATCGCTGTGGACATGGCGAGCCGTATGGGTGTAAGTCCGATGATGGTAATGCAAAACCTTTATGTAGTCCAGGGCAAGCCCTCATGGAGCGGCCAGGCTTGCAAGGCGTTCATCGGCCAGAAGTACAAGAACGTCAAGACCATATACGTCGGCGAGAAAGGCAGCGACGACCGCGGATGCTATATCAAAGCAGAAGACGACCAGGGCGATGTCCTTGAAGGCTCTACTGTGACTATCCGAATGGCAAAGGCTGAGGGCTGGTATGGCAAGAACGGCAGCAAGTGGCAGACTATGCCCGAACAGATGCTGGCATACAGAGCGGCGGCATTCTTTGCAAGAGTTCACTGCCCCGAGATACTTATGGGCTGTGCAGTCGAAGGTGAAGCGGAAGATGCTGCTAAACCACAGTCGCTTGGCGATATCATGGAAGGTGGGGTACTCTGATGCAGACACGGCTTAACGATGGCAGTATCCTGATAGCAGGATTTCTGGGGAAAGATGCAGAATACAAACAGGTCGGGCAAAACAATTCGTCACTGACAAAGTTTTCGGTAAACGTAGGAAAGAAAGCAGGAGCACAGCAGCCGACATGGGTAAACTGTGAATGCTGGCATGAGGCAGCCAGAGCGGCGGCATCACTGAAGAAGTTTGATGTGGTTCTGTGCTTCGGGCATATCAAGACGGACACCTATACAGACAACAACGGGCAGCAGAAGACGACAAATGTGCTGGAGGTCGAGGGATTCTTCCTCCAGCCGAAACCACAGGGTATGGGCGACCCCATGATCGGGCAGGTACTGAACACCCTCGATGACCCGAATGTGGCTGCTCCGTTCTAGGAGGTTTAAATGGCAGAGGAAGAAGTAAAAGAGGTAGAAGCAGAGGTAGTCACAGTATATACAATGGAAGACTACATCAGCGGCGATAAACCATACGCGGAGCTGTATGCCGAGAAAGATCCATTTAAACGAAAGCAGAAACTCATACAGATGGCAGATGATGCCAGTAAGATTGGCTTCAAACAGTTTCGCTCAATGTTCAAATCCTATGTTGATATGCAGAAACGCAATCGTCAAGAGAACGCAGATATCAGCAACGTAACAATGCTGACAAGCCCATATATGGAACTTGATGCAGGTAAATACACTGTTGACGATGATGGCATATCTTTATTTAATGACTTTGATGGCGTGAAAACCATCTGTCACCAGCCTATCATACCGTTCGAGATTCTGCGCAATATCGACACAGGCGAAGAGAAAGTAAATCTCGCGTACCGTTCACGCGGTATCTGGCATGAGATCATAGTGTCGAAAGAGGTACTGTACAATGCCCGAAACATCACACAGCTGGTCAAGTGCGGAGTGGATATATCATCGGAAACCGCTAAGGACATGGTATCGTACTTTCAGGAGATCGAGGCTATCAACCGCGATATCCTGCCGCTGAAAAAGTCCGTCGGCAGGCTGGGCTTCATCAAGGACGAGGGTTTTTCCCCTTATGTCGATGGGCTGACCTTCGACGGCGACCAGAACTATGGCAGAATGTTCGCTGCGGTACACAGTGAGGGCGACTTCCAGACATGGATTGACATAGCTGCGGAATGCAGGCAAAAATCAGTCACGGCGAAGATCTTCCTCGCTGCAAGTTTCGCGGCGGCACTGATAGAACCTCTCGGTGGTCTGCCGTTTTTCGTACACCTGTGGGGCGTGGATAGCGGTACCGGTAAGACCGTCGCTCTGATGCTGGCGGCTTCGGTCTGGGGCAATCCCGAAATAGGCGAGTATATCCAGACCTTCAACAGTACAGAGGTCGGTCACGAAAAGACAGCAGCATTTCTGAACAACCTGCCGTTCCTGATCGACGAACTCCAGCTATCAAAGGATAGTCACGGTCGTTCAAGGTTCGACGTGTACAAGCTTGCTCAGGGCGTCGGCAAAACGAGAGGTACAAAGACAGGCGGTATTGAGAAAACACCTACATGGCGAAACACCATACTGACTACAGGTGAAAGCCCGATAGTGCACGGCTCGGCTGGTGCAGGTGCTGTAAACAGAGTAATCGACATCGAGTGCTCTGCCGATCATGCTGTCATATCCGATGGTATGAGGGTGTCAGGTATCGTCAAGAAAAACTACGGCTGGGCTGGCAAGATGTTCGCTCGCCGACTTACGGAACCAGCGATACTGAATGCTGCTATGGAAATATACAACGACTATTTCAAGGAGCTTTGCGAAGGCGACACGACCGAAAAACAAGCAATGGCAGCGGCGATGATACTCACTGCTGACCTTATGATAACACCATTGTTCTTCGATGGAGATGAACCGCTGACGGTCAAGGAAATATCGCAGTTTTTGAAGTCAAAGGAAAGCGTATCAGCCGGCGAACGTGGATATCAGTACATATGTGACTGGGTAGCAGCGAACAGCAAGCGCTTTTCCTGCGGAGAAGAGAACACAGGCGAGGTCTACGGTACAATTGTTGATGATGTGGCGTACATCATACGCTCCAAGTTCTCTGATGCAATGCAGAAGCAGGGCTTCGATGAGCGTGCAGTCCTCAGTTGGCTAAAAGTGAAAAATCTTATAATCACACGTGGGAGGAACAACACAAGGGGCAAGAGAATCAATGGAATCAATGTCGAATGCGTCGCTTTAAGGCTTCCCGAGATAGAGCCTGAGTTCTACTCGCAAGCAGAGTTGGACGCAGTTATAAATGAAGATATTCCAGATTTATTGTGAACAAATAAAAATGTGGTACATTTGAAGTGGTTCGCGGGACGGTTTGTCCCATACCGAAACAAAGCTATATATAGCTTTCAAGCCCGTGTGGGACTGTGGGACAAAAATGCCCTATATATACCATGCATAAAAACTATATTTTTTGATTTTCAAATGTATATAAAAAAATAACCCTATATAGGCAATGGGGGGAGATTTTGTCCCACAGTCCCACAACATAGCTAAAACCGCGTAAATAGGCATACTTTTAGCGTGGGACAAGTGCAAAAATCGTCCCACACATGTCCCACATGTCCCACACGCTAAAACGGTTTCATATTATTATATAATCATTTTAAGGAGAATCAAAGATGGAAAACAAGAACATACCGCCCTACAAGCTGGCGAAGATGTCAGAGATAACCAAGAAGATAGTAACACTGCTGGTAGGCAACACAGCATTCGTCACACTTGACCTTGACGACTGCAAGATGATACTCCACTGGGCAGAACATATGATAACGGAGGGTACAAATGGCACTGACGCTTAGACCCTATCAGCAGGAATGCATTGATACCATACAGGCACGAGAACAAGGACGATATCTGGTACAGCTTGCCACAGGTCTGGGAAAGACGGTCATCTTCACGAACCTGCCAAGACAGGGACGTGTGCTGATACTCTCCCACCGCGAGGAACTTGTCAGACAGCCGTTGAAATACTTTGACTGCGCAACAGGCGTGGAGATGGCGAGCGACAGTTCACATGGTGAGGAAGTCGTATCCGCCAGTGTACAGACCATGACACACAGGCTTGACCGATTCAACGCTGAGGATTTCGACACGATCATCGTAGACGAAGCACATCATGCAGCAGCTAAATCATACCGCGATATACTGTCATACTTCAAGCCGCGTATGCTGTTGGGCTTCACCGCAACGCCGAACCGTGCAGATGGTGCAAGGCTCAAAGATGTATTCGATGAGATACTCTACAAGAAGGACCTCAGATGGGGCATACAGCATGGATATCTCTGCGATATACTCTGTAAACGAGTAGACATTGGATACGATCTCTCCGCAGTACATACCCGCATGGGTGACTACGCCCCCGGAGAACTTGAAGAAGCTATGGAAGGCACTGCTGATGCCATAGCGCAGGCATACCGCGAACACGCCAACGGCGCGACACTGATCTTCGCAGTATCAGTAGCACAATGTGAGGAAATAGCCTCGAAGATAGAGGGTGCGGAAGTAGTCACAGGTCAGACGAAGGATAGAGCCGATATTATACGGCGGTTCACGAACCGCGAGATACCCTGCATAGTCAACTGCATGGTGTTCACAGAGGGCACGGATATGCCGCTGGTGGAGACTGTTATCATAGCACGTCCGACGAAGTCTGACAGCTTATACGCTCAGATGGTCGGCAGAGGTCTGAGACTGCATCCCGAGAAGTCAATGCTTACTCTGATAGACTGCGTAGGTGTGACAGGCAAGGCAAGCTTATGCACCGCACCGTCGCTTTTGGGCGTGGATATCGACACTATTCCGAAAAGCAAACAGAAAGACATGGAGGGTATGCTGTTTGAACTTCCCGAGAAAGCAAAGGTACTATCGGATAGTCCTCAGAGCTGGATCGAGAACGTCCGCATAGTTGATCTCTGGTCGAGGGAGATGAAATACCAGCTGCATGATGTCAACTGGTTCCAGATGCCTGACGGTACCATGATCTGTATGCTCCCTGACAGGCAACAGATAGAGATACCCGCCGCAGATGAGCTTGGCGAGACTATCTTCCTGGGACAGCGAATGGATATGCAGGATGCATTTGACAAAGCGTATGAACTGCTGTGCACTAGCTTTGCGGACAGTAAGGCTATCTGGGATAAGAACATAGCAAAGAAGTGGGGCGCACAGCCTGCGTCAGAAGCACAGAGCAAGCTGATAAAGCGCATCGGTAAGAAGTACATTGATGAGATAGATTTTGAAAACCTTACGAAAGGACAGGCAGGTATGATAATCAACCGTCTGAAAGGTGGCAAAAGATGAACCGACAGGAAGATATAGAACAACAGATGATCGTTAAGTGGTCACAGCAAGCCACTATTCGAGGGAAGTATCCTGAACTTAAACTGCTGTACCACATCCCGAACGAGCGAAAGTGCTCCGCCCGGGAAGGAGCAAGGCTGAAAAGTATGGGTGTTAAATCGGGTGTGCCCGACCTTTGCCTACCGGTAGCACGCGGAAAGCATCACGGACTGTACATCGAGCTCAAGACCAAGAGCGGCAAGGTATCTGATGCGCAGAAGTGGTGGCAGGCAGAACTTAACGGGCAGGACTATCTGTCGGCAGTATGCTATGGCTGGGAACAGGCTATAAAAGTGTTGGCAGACTATCTGGAGGGTAAGCTATGATCGACAAGCAGAAAATCGACGCCAGAGCAAAACAGCTCAACACTATGGCGGCTCAGGGTGTACCTCTGGAAGATAATGCCGACCTGCCAGACACGCTGTACTACAAGACTCTGTGTTTGCTGTACAGCGAATACCGCAGGCATATCATCGGTGTCGAAGAAGCACGAAAGCAGAAGCTGAAGCTTACCAAAGACTACATCGACAGCAAGTATGCCATAGACAAGTATCATGATGGCGTTAAGGCTGCTATGGAGCTGGACAAGCTTATTGCACCTGAGAGCAAGTTCAAGGGTATGTCCAAACAGGAGGCAATTGAAAAACTGCTGCGCTTTCAGGCGGTGCTCAACGGTACGCTGGAAAAGTACGACGGTGATATGCCGTCAATGTATTCACGACTGTTGGAGGAATTAAGAGATGACGATGACGGAGATTAGGGGTAGACTGGGGATTGAACTGGCAGATAAGCGGCTTGCAGAAGCGGTGCTGTCACGCCTTGCATACCGTGTACCACATAGGCTGTTTGTCGCAGAAGACGGTTCGTGCGAGTGCCCTGTCTGCGGACATGAGTTCGGAAACAATGTTGATGATGTAAGTGCTTACTGCCCTGACTGTGGGCAGGAGCTGGACAAGGAGAACGAACATGGAGAATGAACTGACGAAGCAGCAGGTGTTGGACAATATGAGAGAGTACGAGGAGCTTCTCCGCGAGATCCTGCCCATACTCAGAGCGGCGTTCTTTGCAAACCATGTGCAGAGCAAGAAAGCCGATGAGTTATACGACCGTATACGGAAGGCGGTGGGCGAATGAACGACACCAAAGTAAAGCCCTGCCCTTTCTGCGGCGGCAAGTCCCGGGTGCATCAGTATCTCGGCAAGTGGTACGCAAGGTGCAATAAGTGCAAGAGCTATTCGGCTCCATACGATACGGAAGAACAGGCGCGAGAAGCTTGGAATAGGAGGGTGAGAGATGAGACTAATCAATGAAGATACTGTTATGGAAATCATCGAGCGCGTGACAAATGAGGCTGTCGAGAAAAAACAGCCAAAATACTTGATACAGTCGAGAATTATTGCGGAGATAGCAGGCTTACCGACCATCGAAGCTGAGCCTGTGAAGCATGGGCGGTGGATAGATAATGGAATCTGCGATTCAATGTTGTCTGCTTGTTCTATATGTGGATATTCATGTGGGGCATATAGTTTCAACTACTGCCCGAACTGCGGTGCGAGAATGGATGGTGACAGCGAATGAATGGCAATCAAAGAAGATTTCTCAATGAATTCCATGACCTTCTCCAAAAATATAATATCAACGAGATATTTATATCATATCACAGCGGTGACAAGAGAGATCATCGAATAACGTTATGTTCAAACGGACAAAAACTGGAATTCATGGGATATTTCGATAATTGTTTCGCTGAGGTGGGTACTTATGACGGAAATTATAAGGCAGGTGACAGTGAATGACCAACCGTGAAAAACTGATAAAGACAAACATATACGACCTGCTGTGTACGATACAGAAAGCACTGTCGGAAGACGGCGGCAAGATATCAGGGCTCTGCGTTATCGAGGACATCGAGAAGAAGCCGAGATCCTGTCCCGAAGGCAGTACCTGTGGTATGTGCATAGCTAACTGGCTCAACCAAGAGACCGACCAGCCGAAACCTCAGTGGCAGGACGCAATGATGAAGAACTTTCTGAGGAGGTAGAGAATGACAACGGACGAAGTAAAAGCTTATCTGTGGCAGGTACATAAGCTGGACAACAAGCTTCAGCGAGCACGTATGGATCTGGACAAGCTGAGGTCAGCGGTCGAGTATCGCTCGCCATCTTTCGAGGGCGCCGGAGGACATGGCAGTAATGATAAACTCGGGCAGGCAATGACGCGGATCGTTGAGTATGCGGCACAGGCTGACGTGCTCGCCGCAGAGTATACTGCCAAGTATGACGAAGTGAAGAAAGCGATCGGGACGCTAGAGAACGACAGCCTCGAACAGCTTCTGGAACTGCGGTACCTGCATTACCTCAAATGGGAAGACATTGCCCAGCGCATGAACTACTCCGACCGGCAAGCTCTGCGGTTACATGGAGTTGCACTGAAAAAAATGCAAAAATCGCTAAAGATGTCACCCAATGTCATTGAATGTCATACTTGAAGTATGTTATTATTATACTAGCCCAAAAGGCTAAAACGGTCATCTACAACAAATGTACTGATGGCAACGGGGTGAAAAATCCCCGTATGGGAAACTCCGACCCGTGACTCGCCCCAATGGTCACGGCTGAGGGACAAGCAGGCGAAGCAGCGTGCCTGTGGGTGAGGTTCGACCCCTCTGTTTCCCCTTTGACCATTTGTTTGACTCTCCTTTACGATTTTTCGGCGGTGAGGTGTATACATACCAAAACCGCCGAAGCCTCTCGGAGAATCATTGGCAATATACTCCTTGAAAGCGTCCCGGCTATGGTTGGGGCGCTTTTGCATACCCACCCGGAGGTGACAGCTACCATGCCAAGCTACGAAGAGCGCTCTACCAAGCGACCTGATCAGTACGGTAAACATCGTTCGGTCTTTGAATCCAACAAAAAGAAGATACTCGCAACGCAGAATGTCTGTGGCATTTGTGGTAAACCCGTAGACAAGTCCTTCAAGTTTCCCCATCCTCTGTCACCAAGCATCGATCATATAATCCCCGTGGACAAGGGTGGACATCCGTCAGACATGAGCAATCTTCAACTAGCCCACCTCTGCTGCAATCGGTTCAAGTCTGACAAACTGGTTGAAAAGCAAACTTTTGATCAGATTCCCGAAACGATATCGAACCGTGTCCTGCCTTGCCTCATCGATTGGAAAACGGTCTGAGGATATAGGGGGGAGGGGACCCCTTCGGAGGTATGAATGGACTTCAACCGCGCACTCCTCATTTTTTCCTCGCTAAATATGTGCGAAAAATGAATTGATATAACGAAACCAAGTGAAAGGAGCATCAGAAATGCCCGAATATAAAGGCATCGAGTACCTGCGGAATAAGCTGAGATGCAAGCGCCCGAGGGTGCTGGCAAGATATAGATATTATGACATGAAGCACACTGCGCAAGATCTTAGCAATGTGATACCTGAACAGTTTAAAGGGCTGCGCTCTGCGCTTGGCTGGTGTGCAAAAGCCGCTGACAGCATAAGCGACCGTATCGTGTTCGAGGGCTTCTCGAATGACGGAATGGGGCTGGGTGAGATATACGACCTCAACAGCAAGGACGTGCTTACTGACAGTGCTGTGAGTTCAGCTGTGGTGACATCGTGCAGCTTCATTTACGTTTCCATTGCCGGAGATACACCCCGCTTACAGGCTATCGACGGCGGTAATGCGACAGGTATCCTCGACCCTGTGACGCACATGCTCACAGAAGGATATGCAGTTCTGGAACGTGACAGCTCAGTTGTGAAAACATCAGGCAGCAATTACTTCGGCGAGCCGACTGTCGAAGCGTACTTTACAGCAGAGGAAACACAGATATACCGTGATGGTAAACTTGCGGAACGTTACCCGAACCCTGCACCGTATGCTCTGCTGGTACCTGTGATACACAGACCCGACCCCATACGACCATTCGGACGGTCAAGGATATCCAGGGCGTGCATGGATCTGGTTGACACGGCGATGAGGACACTGAAACGTTCGGAGGTATCTGCGGAGTTCTACAGCTTCCCACAGAAGTATCTGCTTGGTCTGGATCCCGAAGCCGAAATGCCCGACAAGTGGGAGGCGACTATTTCCAGCTTTCTGCGTTTCGATAAAGACAGCGAGGGCGAACATCCTGTTCTCGGGCAGTTCCAGCAGCAGAGTATGACCCCGTTCAATGAACAGCTGAAGACTATAGCGAGTATGTTCGCAGGCGAAACAGGTCTGACGCTTGACGATCTGGGATTCTCCACAGCGAACCCCACTACTCCCGAAGCTATCAGAGCAAGCCATGAAACGCTCCGTCTGGCGGCTAGAAAGGCGCAGAGGGATTTTGCTGTGGGCTTTCTCAATGCGGGATATCTGGCGGCTTGTCTGCGAGATAACCATGAGTATGAACGCAGGATCATCTCGCAGACTAAGGTCATGTATGAACCGCTGTTCGAGCCTGATGCAGGTCAGCTCTCGGGCATTGGCGATGCAGTCAACAAAATACAGCAGTCCTTCCCTGACTACTTCGACGAGGAAAAACTGCATAGTCTCACAGGGCTGTAAGGCGGTGATGCTATGGCTGAGGATATCGGCATAGAACTGCATGACAAAATCAAGCAGGCTTTCGACGTGAGATGTGAAAAGGACAGTACCCTCACCCGCATCAAGCGTAAGATAGAGAACGGTACCGCCACGATGGAAGATACTTCGGTGTACGCCCGCCGTCTGGGTGAGCTCCTGCGGAAGTCCATCGAGAGCACGACCAAGCCCGACGATCTTCCCGGTGAGAAGATGTACTTCAACATCGCCCAGAGCATACTCGAGCCGCTCCTGCGAAACAACTACGATGATGTGAATACCATATGCGAAGAAGTCCAGTCCGCCCTCGATACTAAGAAGGGCATAGGTCTTAAACCGCAGAAAGCTGACTTCCCTGCCGAACGCATCAGGGCGGCGATAGGCGGTGCGGCTGTCAAAGAAACGGCAGAGCACGCCATACAGGTGTTAGGCAGAACCGCCGAGAACATTACAGGCAGTTTTCAGACCGACTACATCAAGAAGAACGCAGAGTTTAGGAACAAGGCAGGGCTTAACTGCTACATCGAACGTAAGGACGGTCACAACTGCTGTGACTGGTGTGCAAAGCTGTCAGGAAAGTATCGTTATCCTGATGAAGTCCCGAAAGATGTGTACAGACGGCATGATAACTGCACCTGCGATGTGTCCTACGTTTCGGAGAAAGGTCGGCAGAACGTCCACAGTAAGCGGTGGGCTAATGAACAGGCTAAGGCTCAGCGGATAGCGTATGCGGCTAGTCTGCCTAAGCCTATGAAGCTGACTAAGGCAGAGGCGATGGCGAAAGAGTCCGAGATTTTGGCTCAAAGACGGTTGACTTATGATAGAAAACGTGGTATAATAAACGAGAAAAGTAATAAACCTATTATTGCAATAACCAATAGTGCAATTCAAAATGTTCAGTATGTTGGCATTTACGGTTATACGGAAGAACAAAGCAAAGCAATCCAGCGGCAACACAAAGAATTGCTTAAGATTGCTCGTGACAAAAATAATAATTTTGAAGTAGCTTTGGTTTTGAATAATAATTTGGAAGCAGGAAATCCTTTGTTCGGGCGTGACAATGATGTTGAATTCGGATTGCTCAATGGAACAAATTTAACAATTCTGCACAATCACCCAAGAGGAAGTGGTTTTTCTGCAAATGACCTTAAATTTTTCTGCCAATGTGATCAAGTTAAGACATTGACGATTGTAAAAAATAATGGGCAAGTTGAATATATTACAAAGTCTGAAAGTTTCAACCCGAAAATTTTATCACTTGAATTTGCGAGGATGCACAAAAAAATGATAAAAAAAGGGACTAGTGACGAATACGACAAATTAATCAATAAACTTCTTGTAACAACTAAATCGGGGGTGATATGGAATGAATGAAAATAAAAAATGGCAGCTTGATGGCGATCAAAATGAGGCTTCTAAAACTTGGATCGCGAGCCTTTCAGAAGAAGAAATAGAACGTTCGATGTCCGATGAATTTAGTTATTTAGACGAAGACTAAACCGCCCTCACCCGAGAGCGGTTTTATTATGCTCAAAAACAGAAAGGAACTGATGATAATGAGAGAATTAAGCACGATACAGAAACGTGAAAAGTTGAACACCGTCTACGCTGTTGATGAAGCGGGTGTAGGCAACGCAAGTCATGAGTACTTGGTGTTACTGCCTACGGACGAGCCCGATGTGGCGATACCTGTTGAGATAGCTTTCCAGAACGGGCCGAGGAAAGACCCTAACAGCATTTCGGGTGTACTGGACACTGACCTGTTGGAGATAGTTCGTGACAGGCTCAAAGGCTTCCAGAGCGGCGAATTTTCCTGCCGTGAAAATGCCTGCGCTCTCACTCACATAGAAGAAGCCTTGATGTGGATGAACCGCAGAGTTGAGGACAGGATAGAAAGACAGGTACTCGGTACGAATACAAAGTGACCGCTTAACTAAGTTAGGCGGTTTTTTCATACCCGAACGGAGGTAAAGGCAATGCCAAGATCACCCGAACCGACCTCAAAGCCACCTCCTGCGGCTGATGAGGAAATAACCGCTATGCTTGACACCATCGAGCATGATAAAAGCGGGCTCATAGACGACTAGCACCAAGCGAAAGCAAGGTGCTTTTTTTATACCTATAAGGGAGGTAGAACTGTATGCCCGAAGCTGAAAAGCGCATCGGCAGACAGTTTCCTACACAATCGGTGGTACTGCCGTATACCCAGACAAAAGGCGGCGAAGCTATACTGCTTTATGACCAGTCCAGTCGTAAGACTATGGAATGGCAGCAGTCAATGCTATATGACATCATGGCGACCGACGATGACGGGCTGTGGGTACACATCAAATTCGGATACTCGATACCCCGCCGAAACGGTAAGTCGGAGATAGCTGTTGCAAGGGCTATCTGGGGTCTGCTCCACGATGAAGCTGTACTCTATACCGCCCACCTGACCAACACATCGACAACGGCGTTCTTGAAGATAGTCAAGATACTTGACGAGATGGGATTTGTCGAGAATGACGATATCAAAGTCACCCGGCAAAAGGGTGGAGAACGTATCGAGATGCTCAAAGGTGAAAACAAGGGATACATCAACTTCCGAACCCGAACAGGCACAGGCGGTCTTGGTGAGGGCTACGATCTGCTCATCATCGACGAGGCTCAGGAGTACACGTCAGACCAGGAGACGGCTCTGCAATACGTCGTCACTGACAGCCGGAACCCACAGACACTCATGTTCGGCACACCGCCGACAGCAGTATCAAAGGGCACTGTCTTTATGAACTACCGTCAGGATGTACTGACAGGCAGGACACAGGACAACGGTTGGGCTGAGTGGGGCGTTAACAAGATGTCCGATGTGGAAGATGTTGACCTCTGGTATCAGTGCAATCCCTCGCTAGGATTGATACTCTCGGAACGTTCCGTCAGAGGCGAGAACCGCAAGGACGAAGTTGACTACAACATTCAGCGACTAGGTTTGTGGATAAGCTATAACCAGAAGTCAGCTATCAGCCGTGACGAATGGCGGAAAGTACTCGCAGAGCGCACAGAGCTCCCCGATAAGCCGTCTATCTTCATGGGCGTTAAGTTTGCCAAGAACACATCCAACGTGTCACTAGCGGCGGCTGTACGCTTGTCAGATGGCAGGATATTCGTTGAAGCCATTGACTGCCGACCGACACGAGAGGGCAACAGCTGGATGATGCCGTATCTGAAGAATCCACATATCCGTGAGATAGTCATAGACGGTGCAAACGGTCAGACGATACTCGCCGATGAGATGAAAGATGCAGGTGTCAAGAAAAAGCCTATCCTGCCGAAAGTGGCTGAGATCATCGAAGCAAACTCCATGTTTGAGACAGCTGTGCTCTCGGGTACGCTGTGTCACTCAGACCAGCCAAGCCTTGAGCAGATAGCAGCAAACGTTGAACATCGTGCTATCGGCAATAACGGCGGCTTCGGCTATGTCAGCATACTGGAAGGCGCAGATGTGAGCCTGCTGGATGCGGCACTCCTTGCGCACTGGATATGCGCCACCACCAAGACTGAAAAGAAAAAGCAAAGAGTAAGCTGCTGACCTTTGTCAGCGTTTACATATATACTCGACTACGAGGAAAGGTAGGAAACTATAATGTCTGAATTTAAAACTATCGAAACACAGGAAGAGCTTGACAACATCATCAAGGACAGGCTCGACCGCAACACCAAGAAGATCACCGCAGAGGTGACAAAGCAGTTTGAGGGCTATATCTCACCCGATGATGCTGCAAAGAGTAAGAAGGCTCTTGAAGATGAGATATCAAAGTTGACAGCACAGATAACCGAGAAGGATACAAAGATAGCAGATATCACTGCTAAGAACACGGCATACGAGACCGCCGCGGTAAAGGCGAAGATAGCCCGTGAGTATGGTATTCCTGCGGAACTGGCTGACAGGATAAGCGGCACGAACGAGGACGAGTACAAGGCAGATGCCGAGAACCTGGCTAAGTTCGTAGCAGCTGGTAAACCTACTGCTCCGATGTTCAGCGCGGAGCCCAGTGGCAAAGGACAGGCAAATAATACAAATGCAGCTTACATGGATATGCTTAGTGAGCTGAAAACCAACTAAGGAGGTACACTATGGGTACAATAACTACTTCGAGCACTCATTTCAAGCCCGAGCTCGTGAATGAGATCTTCAGCAAGGTAAAGGGACATTCCGCACTGGCTAAACTCTGCGGCAGCACACCTATCCCCTTCGCAGGCATCGACACATTCGTGTTCTCAATGGATGGTGAGGCTTGCATTGTAGGTGAGGGTGAAAACAAGCCTGCGGGTGATGCAGGCGTTGGCACTGTGACCATCAAGCCCATCAAGTTCATTTATCAGCACAGAGTAACAGACGAGTTCCTTCGCATGACAGAGGAAAAACAGGTCCCCTATCTGGCAGCTATGGCGGACGGCTTTGCGAAGAAGATAGCAAGAGCACTTGATATCGCCGCGTTCCACGGCGTAAACCCCTATGATGGTACTGCTTCTGCAACTGTCGGAGCTAACAACTTCGACACAGCAGTAACACAGACCGTGACCTACGTTCAGGCAACACCTGACGATAACGTTGATGCTGCTATCGGCCTTATCCAGATAGCTGATGGCGATGTAAACGGTATTGCTATGGCTCCTGCATTCGGTGCAGCTCTGGGTGCCAAAAAGAACGGCAACGGTATGCCCATCTTCCCCGAGTACAGATTCG